TCGCTATAATTGAACGGTGATTCTTCGTTAGCATCCTCTGCGTCTAGCATTAAGTCTAGAAATGGTTGTGGGTGAAACAAGCCTCTATCAAGCAAGAACGCAGCTAGTTTATCAGGGTTGCTGTCAATCATTCTTATGTTACGCTGCATAACACTATTGTGATCAAAAGGTTGTCCTGATCTACCAGCTTCAAAAAACTGAACTTTTGACTCAACGAAATTTTGCGCAGCAGTAAAAGGTTTTGTTCTTTTAGCAATCGTTTCACTTAACCATTGGTTTGTTACGGGAAACTGATACCCTTCAGGCATAGGTACCATATATGCAACGTGATTGTTCTCGTTTACCCTTGGTACAATCTCTGGACCTGATTGCAACATGTGGGCCATTATGTATTTCTCTTGATCAGTCATAGACTCGCTTACAAGATTTTCCTTGTAGTTCTGATGGAAAATATCTAAAGAACCATCTTTACTCAAAGCGGCTTTTGTAGAGTTTGCTATTTCTTGTTGAACTTTACTAGCGGCAGCGCGGTTTGCTTTTTCTTCTTTCTTGTTGTTTGCTGGTTTAAAATATAAATTGTTTTTTATATCACCCGCTATGTTTTCAATATGTTTATGTAAAGCTTTAGTAGCTATTGAACCGTTAACTTGGAGCTTGTTTACTTGAGAATCTAAGAACCTATCCACCCCATCATACAGTTGTTTTTTTGCATAAGGACTAGCTACACCTTTTTTATATGGACTACTTTGAAGAGGACTACGTTCTCTATATTTCATAGCCACATCTTCTGAACCTTGATCTAAACTCATAGCCTCGGCTATTGAAGGATCATTAGGGTCGATATCATACTCGTCAAAGAAGCTTTGTGGTACATCTCCTGATATTGAATCAACATGCAAATCGTGATTAGGATCAAAATAACCTTTGAACGCCCAGTCGCTTTCACCTCCTTCAACAGCCTCTTGAACAACCTGAGTTTCCATGTGCGTTTGCCCACGTCTATCTCTTTCAGTCTCTCTTTCTTTATCCCTATCATCCCCCTCTTCAATGCCCTCCATGTCATCGACGTAGGCTTGATAATTTTCATAGACCTGTTGTATTCCTTCTGCGTTTTGCTCCCACGCCTCTTTATAGGTTGGAAGTGCTTCACCCTCTACTTCTACTTCTTCAGTAATTTCTTCCTGAGCAGGTACTACAGTGGTTCCTGAACCTTCAATAGGTACATTACCTTTGTCATCTTCTTCACCACCGCCACTATCACCACCACCGTCATCTGGGTCTTCTGGTTTAGGGTGGTTTAGTTTATATCTCCAATTTCCATATTCGGGCATATAGTCACCAGCAGCTCTTCGCATACTAGATAATACATCTGCCCTTATTTGATATCCTGAAAAACTCATGTTATTTTATTTTAATTATCCGTATAATCCTGAATCACCAGCTTGATAATCACGCTGAAGTTTACCATCATACCATCCGTAGTTTTCTCCTAAATCTGTAGCTGTTGTAGCCATATCCTTTGTTGCAGCCATATTCTGCTCTTGTGCTGATTGTATTCTTGAGCGAGCGCCTTCTAAATCGCCTGATGCCATGCCCATCATCCCACTTATTTTACCAAACTGTTGATTTCTCTTTATACCTTCACCTTCTCTTTCTAACCCTTGTATTCTACTAGCCTCTTGAGCTTGGAGCATTTGATTTCTAGATTCTTGTTGACCTATACTAGCTGAAGCTCTTTGAGCATCCATTGAGCCTTGTTGAGCCATAGTCTGAGCTAGCGCCGCAATACCAGACCCACCGGCCGCGCCACGCATTTGTTGCATGACGTTAGCTTGACTCTGCATCTGCTGCTGTTGTTGAAACTCAGCCTGCTGCTTGTTAACAGTTAAGTCTTCCATGGTATTCTCCATGTTAAGATATGGATTCGTTGTATCCATGCTAGCAAAAGCATCCTTCTGCTTATCCATCTCTTGCTTAGCTTTAGCCTCGTCAAGCCTTGCTTGCTTTTCTTGCTTGCTAGACTGAACCATTTTTGCTATGGCTACACCGGCTGAAATTATCGCTGCACCTGCTGCTATAAAACTCATGTGATTTTATCTTTAATTAATTCTACTTCTATACCTAGAGCCCTACTTAATTCTTCCATTGCGTCTAGAGCTATCGCTGGATCATTAAAATCTTTAGCTATAACCTCTTCTTCAACATCTTCAGGCGTAGTGCATTCTGTTGCGTGCACTGTTATAAACACACAATCTTCATGCGTGAATATAGCTCTTTTTGTTCCTGGCTTTGTTACGCCGTGGTGTGGAGCTTCTATTGTTTTAACACCATCTTCGGTTAATATAGACATCTTACCTTTCATAAGAAAAAATGGATGCTCTTTCTTGTGTATCTTAGTAACTAGTAACATGTTAGCAGGATTGAATATCTCTCTAACATAGCAACCTCCTGCAAACGTGTGTTTAGTGGGGTTTAAATCGTGTAACTCTTTACCTACTAATGCTCCACCCTTTACAACTTGTTCGTGAAGATCTGTTATCTTCTCTCTAAAATCCTGTCTTTTCCTGATCTCTTGAGCTACCTCCCAAGCTTCGTCAAAAGTAAACGTATGTTGTAATCCTAACTCCTCAGTCTTTTCTATAAATTGCTTTCTAAGTTCCTCTTTAGATAGCGGGTTGTTTAGAGCTTGGTTATCAATATCTTCTATATTCATTACAGTAAATTAAATTATATCAATATAATCACACTTTATAGTAGTAATTTACACTAAGATGAAGGGTGACCACTGCTTTCAAACATTTCTACACCAACGCTAAACAGCTCCCCAGCTAGCGTGCTATTATCATTAACCATTTTAACAGCCGCATAATATCCTAAAGGTGAACTTAAGTTAACCTTATTGTCTTTACTGAATAATATAAACTGATCAGTTAAACCATTTAACTCATTATAACCCAAAGATGTTTCTGCAATAATAACAGGTGAATCCGATGTCGCGTTGTTGATCTGTCTTATTTGCCCTATTTCAATGATAGCATTCGCAGCCGTAGCGCCAGTATTTGTGTAGTTCGTATCGAAACCACCTACTGCTGTAGTGTCTACATAATACACGGTGTCGCCCACCTGACATGATACGTTTAGTGGTGCTGAAAATTGTAGTGTTGCTTGTGGCATATTAAATTATTTAGTGTATTGTTATAAAGTTGTCTATTAGTATATCAATATTAGTATTGTCCTTCCCTATCCAATGTATATCAAAATAACCTTCTACCATTAGTTTGCCATCTGAACTAGAAGTCTGCATGTGTAGTAAAGATAGGTTGTGTTTCCCGTCATATACACTGAACTCGCCTGAATCTTGGATAGACTCTGGTTGCACGAAGGTAAGAGTAGCTCCATCTGGGATATCTTGATTCACATCTACATTAACCGTTCTAGCAGCTTCGTTTACCGATGCTACTCTTAGGTAATTATAACCAACAGTATTAACAAGGTTATCTCCTTGTATGGCCATACCTGCTATTATACCTCTAGATTCTGGATCTAAAGATATTATTTTACCGGCCGTTACAGCGCCATTGGTTTTTCTTATGATTGATCTATCACCACTAAACACATTCGCTTCATAGTTTATATCAGACTGTACTGTGAATTTATTTTTAACAGGTATCTCAAAAGAGAACGGTACCGTAGAAACTCCTTTGCGTAAGAAGTGAATATCTGAGTTATTAGGAATTGACACGGCATTACTAAGTGTGATAAGATTCTCTTCAATAGCGGTAACTGTAGTGTTGTGAGGTATGCCATTATCCTCATATCTAGTCAACAATATAGACCCAAGCCTTATTCTTGGATCGTATTTATTTATAGTAATTTTAGTAGAAGACTTGCTATTATTACCGCCCTTTATACCGTATAGCATAGTGGAATGTGCTTTCCTTAAGCGACGGTTAAAATGCATAGCTGGTACTAAAACATCTTGAGTAGGTATTGTTCCAAAATTACTAGCCGCGACAGCAACAGGTCGTATAGTAATAGTTTTTATTCCGCGCTTCTTTATAGTAGCATCGCCAATCCCAAGCGGTATGTTAGTCCCGTGTGTTGCAGGTTTAGTTTTACTTGCGTTTAGACGAGGTGTCACTACAATATTGTAATTCCTATCGCTTCGAGTAGTAGGTAGTTCTATAGCTTGGATATACTTACCGCTTACAGGTATTTCGCCTTCAAGCGTTGTTGGTGTAGATTGAAATCTAGTTGTTTCAAAGTTGAAGTAACTAGCAGGAGTATTATCTGTTGTGCTAGTAGCTCTAGTTATACTTAAACTAAACGAAGCCCCATGCGTACCTAGTATACGAACATAAGCTGACGTTGCATCATACCCTATCTCTCTACTATATAATACATCACTTATTTCAGCTCCTCTTAAATCAGGCTCCACCATCCATGATGCGTAGTGATTACAATTAAATCTAATGTCAATAAGGTGAGGACCAGGGTTTATAGAGCACATGCCGCCAGGTAAATCTCCAAAACCTATTTCAAGCTCGCCAATAGGCGGTGGAGTGTAAAACACTCTGACCTTAAACTTTTTAAGGACAAATCCTGAATAGTTTAATTCCACTGGCGATGTCGTAGTATCGTACCAGTAATCTGGATCGCTTGTATCGTTATATATTACTTGAGCCTCATAATAAGGTAAGTAATCACCCATCTGTGAAAGCGCGGCCGTTATATTACCTGCAGAGTTTTCCGTTGCAAAGAAATAATGCCCTACTTGCAAGCTATTAGTGTTTGAAGATCCATCTTCGTTTTGTAATTGATAGTGAGGTCGACACTCAAAATCATACTCAGCAACGAGACTTGTTTGCCCATCTGGCACATACCCATCGTGCATTACTCTGTCGCTTATAGCGGGAGCGTTCAAGTGTTCATAAGTATATGGAACATCTGCAGATGGAGAAGTACCCGTTAAGTATGTAGTAGGTACATAAGGTTCATCGCCGCTCCACGTATTTGGATCAGGATATTCATTTGTAGTTCCCATATAAAGCATTACTCCTTCAGGGTAAGTTCCAGTTTGAGTTTGAGTTATTGATGTCTCTGAAAAACCTATCTCACTATTGTATATTGTAAAAGGATCTCCGTCATCTATCGCAGCGGGATCAGCTGTTATGTCGTATATTCTAGGCGGGTATGTTATAGGTGATAATATCCTAGGAAACCTCACATGGAAACAAACCTTTCTACCACTTATCGAAGGTGGGTCAACTGGATCTTCTTTAGATACAGGAAGCGTCTCGTCTATATCGATATACCAAGTGTCATCCGCCGTTGGCCAGTTTGAACCGCCCGCGCCGTTGAACAACACCGCAACATTGATCGTGTTATCTGGAGTACCAGGTGTGCCGGTATCGCTAAAAAACACTCCGCTATTAACGGTAGTAGCGTCTGGATCAATATTTAAGTCATCGAAGTTGTTGTTCGTGTATTTGTATGAGAGTGTTGTTGTAGGATCACCAAGCAAACCACTGCCAGGGCTAGGGTAAGCCTCCGCGGTAGCTGTAGGTCCTTCTGGGCCTACGTGAAAGTTAGCTGCAGATAATAAAGCTCCTGTAGGATTTCCATTGCTATCAAAAGGAGATATAGTAAGATTAACGCCATATCCGTAAGCACCCGACGTTACGCCTGTATCTGAAGGATTTACACCCGCAGTATTAGCTCCGATTGCACTTCCACCTTCAACCTCAATAGTTTGAGATGTGCATGTCCATCTTTGAGCATCTTCAGCTAGATCAGCAGCGGTGTCCCAGGCGTCACCAGTTGAATCATCACCAATGTAGCTTGCTGTTACGTTGTTTGCAATAGTCATACATACTACATCACCTTGAGTTGAATCACCGTGAGTTATATTAGCTAAACCTATGCCTTGAACAGAGAATTCGCTTTCATCAAGGTTAGAAGACGTCATATCACAGTGCGAACCATGGGTCGTTGTAGCTCCAGTAAGATATCCATAATACTTGGCTTCTTTATCTTTGAAATACGTATTAGTACACTCTTGTAGGTTTGTAGTAATTTCAGATGCATACCAGCCAGTTACGTCGGGAGCTAAATTAAAGTATTCGCCATCAGTAACGCTTTCTGTAGATAAACCAAGACTAGTACTATAGTCACCTGTCAACCATTGCGTAGAGCTCTCCGTGTCGAAGTTTGGTATTTTGGCTTTACTTCCCTCGTAGTTTAAAGCCATAAAGCTTTTGACTAAATTAGGTTGATCATTAAATAATACAGTTATATCTGAAGTTCCTTGCACTCCATAGAAATTATTTCTAGTAGTATTTATATGGTGTTGATATAAACCCCCATTATTAAAAGTATAATATTGATTATTCAAGCTTATGCCTTGCTGAGGATAAAAAGACTTAAAACTTATCCAACCTTTAGAAAGCTCACTAAACGATACCGTTATTCGCTCGTAAGCGTTAGGAAAGTTAGGGCTATATTTTTTATATATACTTAAGTTGTATTCTTTCTTTCGCTCATCATATGTACCTAAACTCCTCCAGACATCATCAGCAAATGTATCACCAAAATAATCTTTCATACCAGCATCTGATATAACTCGTAAACCATCTCCCTGATTACCTAATGCTAAAACCTTTCCTCTAATAACATCAGAGAAGTAAACATTGTTAGGTGTTACAGCTAGTGATTCTGGATTTTTAGATATACCAAAATCCCCTAGATATGGAGTCATATCGCCTACAACTCTATTACTAGATATTAGCTGAGGATTACCATCCGCATTGTATAACGCGTCTTTATTTGTAACACCGCGTAGTATTTTATCTTCACAAAAAACGATTAATCTAGTATCTCTATTTAATAAGTTCTGAATACTACCATATACTGGATTAAGATCTTTAGTTATTTTCTCCGCTGCAATAAATTGATTTAAGTCATTAACACCTGATGTAGAGTTATATATACCAGACCAAATAATGCCATGCTTTCTTCTTTCTTCAGTTATCTGTTCGGCTAAAACAGTAGAGGCTTTAACGCCGTTATCTACTTGAGCTGCGTTAAAGTCGTCTCTAACTCTATCAGATTCTACACCATTACCAAAGCACCAACAGTTATTCCAATCTAACCAATGCTTCTGATTAGCCATGTGATGGGATGCTATGTTTGATGTAGATCCATCGTGAAGAGTCATAGTAGTTGAACCGTTTTGTAATATGCCAAATTGAGTAAGTTCCTCAATATGACCAGTTACGGAGTAACTATCTCTCTTTGTAAACACAATAGTGTCACCGTTACTTACGCCTGCTACTGTTTCAGCTAAACCAATAGGTGGAGCAAATGTTATAGTCCTATCATTAAAATCAGTTACTACGTGCTCGTACCAGTTACCATCAGATCCTAGTAGTCGGAATTTAGTCCCGCCGTAACCATTTTGCTGTATAGGTAAATACTCTTCGTTAGTATTGTTGTTAATGTTTAGCGGTATGAGTCCACTAGCTTGATAGTATATATCTAGTTCAACACTTTCCTTAGGTTCAGTCTCCCATATAGCTGGCTTATCTGTAAACGTATCCTCCGCTGTCGTGCTATAGTATTCGTCTAGTAATTGTATTTGATCAAAGTCTGTATAGTCATGTCTTAAGGCTCTCTGATACGAATCATTACCAACAATTAAATCTCCATATGCTCCATCATAATCTGGATCTGGTACTATTTCACCAGCCGTGTTACCAGCGTTGTTTTGAAGTATATATCCACCAGTACCCGTTGTAGGGCTGTACTTAGCATTTACACTACCTATTCTAGGGGTAACAGCTATAGTCCACCTTTGTCTTAAATTACCAGTCTCATAAACTCTTCGAGGAATAGTCCCGGAATCTCCCGCCGCATTTTGATCGTTATCTGGTCTATAGTTTCGTATACCCCACACACCTGTTGTAGGGCCAGTACCTTCTTGATAAACATTTGCATCAGCCCATCCAGAACCACTTTGTGTACCACTCGCCGTATCTAGCGTAGGATGCGGTTGAGCAACGACGGTGTATACAACATTATCTGGATCTCTATTAAATCTAAACTTTTGACCAACTGTAACTAGTTGCTGAATAAAACTCCACGCGTTAGCAAAGTCCGCGTTGATTACCGCCGCGTCCGCCTCAGAGATACTACTCCATGGATTAGCCTCATCAGCGAACATAAATACGTCTTCTATTCTGTGGATTATGCCAAGTCCATTACCAGCTACGTTACTATCGGGGGAGCTTTGACCCCAAAATCCAGGGCCAAAATCAGCCTGAGCTCCAGTACCATCAGCCCACATATTGAACGAGCTGTTACTTGAGTTACCCATTCCTGACCAAGATATATCTATGAACGAAATATCTTGATAATCTGGATGTTGCCATATACCTCTACTAGGTTGACCGTAACCATCAATTGTATTAGCAGCATAAGGATAACCACCCACACCGTCATATCCGTAGTCAAAATCTGAGGGAATTGGACCTGGAGCTCCAAGTCCAGCGTTTGGCCAATCGAAATTTGGTTGAGAACCACCACCACCATCGTCAAAGATAGCGCCAACGGTTCCACCGTAAGAATTGTTAACTCCTGGGAAAGGATAAACACCGCCATTACAATATGTATATGCCGTACACGCGTCAATGAAGAATCTTCGTTGCTCCATAACGTGACCCCGCCAAAACTTACGAGCGTCAAGGTTGTGGGCATCGTTTAAGGCAAGGTATGAGTTACCATCTACGTCGTCCGTGTTTGTTCCTGGAGCACCGAATTGATATAGATATCCACCTTGTCCACCAATGCCAATAGGAGCCGTATGGTGCCAGTGTTCCGTAGGGTGCCAAGCAGTACCCGCTATATTTCTTATTCCATAGATTCCATCATCTGCCGTAGTAGTACTATAAGCTTGGGCTTGAGTAGTCGAAGCCACTGCATCTGTACTGTTGTTAGCTCCTTGAGCACCTGCTGAAATACCATCATAATCATCAAAGTCACCATACGTAAGTTGGTAAGTTTCAAAACCTAAGTGCCCAGTAAAATTAGAGGTTGCGGTAAATCCGTTGTTGTTTATATAGCCTATTTGTTGTGTCTCGTTTATCACGTACTCAGGCTCTTCAGGCATTAGTACATACTCTTCTAGCACCTTATCCTTGAAGATTTTAACAAAGAACTTACCATCAAACTCTGGTTTATTCTCAGTCTCCCACTCGACAATCTCCATAGATATACCATCTATAGCAGTTTCAAAAGTATCAGCAGTTGCAAGAAAATCCGCGTCTTCTTCTATTCGTCCCACTAAGTTTAATCTATAAAAACCCGCGGAATCCTTTATTACTCTTGATATTTCGTACTCTTCAGATCTTTGCATATCGCCATAAAATCTAAGATAGATTGTGTCTGGTGGAAGAACATGCAACTGATCTCCAAAAGTTGCTTCAAAAGCTCCTTCCTCAATTGTTACATAGCTAGAGTCCTGGAACGGAAAACCAGAACCATCAGGACCTATTGGACCTGTAGCAGCCGCTCCATTATATATTCTTCCTAAGTTCTTTTTTACAGTTTTTATAAAGTCTGGAGCCTCATTTTCTATAGCTAATATTCTATATCTAGCTTTTTCTTTCACAGCCACGTTGGTTCCGTGTGCTTTCTTTAATACAATAAAAGTCTCATCATCTAATTTGTTTCTATCAGATGATGGGAATGAAATCCATATATTTCCGTCAGCAGCATCGTACCAGCGGTCCATAGCCATCGTGTAATATTCCACTGAGGTTTCCTTAACGTACCACGACATATATTCAGCCCAACTAGGATGTGTATAGAATTTAGGATCTAACTGGCACGTTAATCTATTTCTAGTGTCTGAAGCGTCTTTTAGCACAGTTACCGTAGAAGACTCGTGAGTTAGTACGGGTGTTTCTCTACCATAACCGTCGCTAAACACAACACCGACTTGATACTTACGCATTGTCTTAACAGACGGGTATGCATAATTATCATATTCAAAGTAGTAACTATCACCCAGTTTTGTTGACTCATATCCAACTCTTATAATAGGCTCTTTAGCAATATGAAAGTTCTGTAAGTAATTACCGTATATAAGCCTATTCGCAGACACTTCTTGAGCTAAAGCCTTTCTCGGAACATTATCGTATGGACGTAGTATCTGATTGGAAGGCACTACCGCGTGAATCATATCCGTGTCTATAGTGAATGTTCCTCTATGTGATGCATTCACCAACGTGTTTGGCCAAACCCACCCGTTATCTCCTGTTGTTTCCTCCTTTAATGTTTTTACAGTGTACACATTTGGTTTACCGGCTTCTTTATATAGTATATCTATTTCCACGACATCTTGAGGCATGATATCCCCATCGTGGTGGTAGTATCTAAGTTTTAACGATCTCAACTGATTTACCATACCTAAGTTATAACCCTTTTTAGGATAGTATTCGTAGTAATCAGGCAGGAAGGCTATTTGAGACCAAGGGGCAAACGAAGAGTACTCTCCGTCTTGGTATTTGTATCTATACGAAAACCTAGGGAATTGGTTTTCAAACATAGTTCTCTTGTCTTCTAGTCTAACATACCAAGGTCCCCAACCCGGTTCTGAGAAATCATAAAACCCGTCTGGGTTATCTTCATCATAAGATATTAAAGGAGTGCTTGCGTCTATACTTAGTATATCAAGCGCAAACGCGCCGTTGGTAATATTGTCCGCACTATTTGGACCAATTGGAGAACCAATAACCTTTGCTCTAATAAGATAAGATGCTGATTCGTTTGCAGTGTTAAGTATATCTTCAGTATTAGATATTAGTACTATATCCCCAACTTCAAGATGTATGTCGTTAGCAAAGTAAACTTCATTTATGGTGTTTTCAGAAGTATAGAGCTCAACAGTAGTATCGATTATCGACTCGTTAACCCAAGTCAAAGTACCACCCGCGATAACACCTGTTGTAGGATTCGCTACACCATCGCTATTAACTCTATTGGTACCTGTTCTATACATCTCCAAATCAAGAGGTTGAGTTGGCGCCTTACGTATTACTGTGACGTGTTCTTCTGTTGTGTATACTGGGCTGCCGATTGAGTTCGTAGCTACTCTATATCTAGAATTCGCACTATTAGGATCTACTACAAGTGCTTTATCTTTTACTAATCTTGTATGAAAGTAATCGTTGTCTCCGAAAAATATTTGCTCAGAGTTATCTGCGTCTAGTTCTGCAGAACCACCTGTACCAGCTATAGATCTCTTTATGTGTATTTTCTTTGGCTCGGTAACATTGTCAGTCCAAAATAAGAAATCATCTAATATGTTAATTCCTGTAATAAGTCTCTCTTTGTCGAACTTTAAAACTCTGTCGGCATCAAATGTAACTATGGCATTATCAACTAAACCGTGAGGTTCATTAGTCGTTACTTGCCACATATTCATAGGATTGCCATCGTTACCAAGAGACGTGTCATATGCAATGCTTAAGACTTCTAATCCGCTAGAGGTAATTTGCTGTTGGCCTTGCGGTTGTGTTAAATCAACACCGCTTATTCTCATACCAACTCTTATGCCAGGCGGGACACCTGATTGGCCAGCTTGAGCTGAGATATGAAATGCTGTTGAACCTTCCGCAAGATTAGCTGGAAAAGTAGTCGCATCTACATCCGTGTATACTTTGAATATATCAACAAACACATATCTATGTACGTTGTTAATTGTATCATATTCGAGAATATAGTCCTTTGCTACATTGTTTGTTACTCCTAAATTAGCCGTAGCTCCAAAGTAACTTGTAATATTCCCTACGTTATTAAGATCTCCTCCAGATACAAGATAATATATTTTGTCAGTATTGACGTTTGCCACAGTACCAACTACAGACGCTAAATTATGAGGGCCCATCATATTGTATGCTGAGCCTCCTATAGTTGCTTCAGTAGTAGTCCAATCTAAAACGTTGTCTAAACTAGACGAATTCTGTAACACTTGATTTCTCTGTGTATTACCGAATAGCGTCTGAGCTGTTCCAACTTCAGAACCTTCTGATGTAGTTATTTCTATATTATTTGCATCTCTATATTGACCATTAGGAACAAGACGCTCGTCCATGTCCTTGTTCATTACAGCCTTTGAGAATACTCTCTTCAACTCTCCCATACGTTAATGTTTAATTTGTTTAGAGTTTCCTCTAAGTACTTGAGTTAGTTCTTCTGACTTAAGGTTAGATAACCTTATTTTTGCTTTTCTAGTTTCTGCGAATCTCTCTTTTTTTAACTGCGCTAATAGCGACGGTTGAGTATCCTTTCTAGCAAGTAAGCAACCGTATAGTATGTGCCTATATATAGCCTCCTCTGCAAACTTATGCACGTAAGACATACTAAGATCAATACTAGTGCCTGGTCTACCGCTATCTACAAGACCGTCGCTAAGGTACTTTAACACCAATGTTTTTCCAGATAGATTTGAACTAAAGTGTATTTTACCTTGATCTTCATCTATAAAGTAAGTTCCATTGGCTTGTGCTTGCTCTGGGTTGATACCATATCTACCACCTAATAATTCCCCAAATTCTTCATCGAATTCATCTGCGTCAATATCCCCAAGATCTGACTGAACTTGACTTTGGTACTTTGAAACCGTATCAGAGTAGTTACCTGCATTATTGTCAGATACATCTGAAACGTCTGTAGTTAGGTCTACAGTAGCACCACCTGTATTAAAGCCGTCTCCGTACCATACTGGATCATTTCCATCTGCGCCACCGGCTAAAGGCAGCGTAGTTATATCAAGTGGATTAGAACTATTACGTGCTGGGTATATTATCCTCTCAATACCAGCACCATCGCTCCAAGCTAGTTTTACGTAATTAACATAATCTATAGGTAGAACTATAGTTAATGTCGAAGGCACAACTAGCTCCCAATCTTTTTCTGAACGCAGCGTATCGTAACTTAATTCTTGCAATCCTCGTATAGCGTGGAAAGTTACATCATTAATTAGAACGTCTTCACATATCTTACCTTTACCAACATAAGTGGCATTAAAAGACTCGATAATTTCTTGTAGACTTAACCTTTGATACGATCCGTAATCTGGGCTTAAGTTATCGTAATATAATCCTGCTGACGGTTTTAATATACCCATTTGTTAAGCGCTTTGTATTTGTTTCTCAGCTGTGTCTTTAGCTCCAGCTGTTTGAGCTAATCCAATCTTGTTTATAACAATACCAGCTAAATAAAGTATTTGATTAACAAGAGTATCTTCCTCTGCCCTATGTAATTCAAAATCTGTGGAAGTATTAGCATTGTATAAAGCCTTGGTGTTAACTACTACATATCCCCAGTTAACTTGAATAGGATTTCTAAAGCATTCCGCTGTTACGCCTGCTATTACGGGTGTAGGAGAATTATCATATACCTGAATATCTACATTACTGGTTAAAGCATCGTGATATGTAGGTCCTAATCCCATTAACGGATATGCGTGTCGAACCGAGTTTCTAAATCCCACGGACTCGCTAATGTCTATCTTTTTACAGACGTTACCTCCGTAGAACACTCTACCTGTTTGAAATACCTCTGGATTTTCAACGCCAGCCGCTACAGTATCCGGGAACGTGTCTCCATTGATAACAACCTCCACGCTCATGAATGGGCCGGCTTTTAAGGATATAAGCTCACCGAGATCTGTTTCATCGACGTTCTGCTTTCTATCTTCTTCCATTCTATCCCTTTGGTTTAGGGCATAGAAATAAGACTCAAAAATTTGCTGTTGAGCCTGGTTGGCTAATAAGTTAAACTCCTGTGGAGTAATGTAACCTCTTTGTTCTTTATTAGCAAGAGTTAAAACTCTTTGATAAACTGTATCTACACTTATTGCCATAATTCGTTTTTATAGTTTAGTGACCACCCCGAAGGGTGGCCACCCAACTAAGTGATTATTAATTTAATCTTTTCTCAATTTGAGAATATATCTCCATTCCTTCGTCTGTCTTAAACCAAGCGGCTAAAGCAGAATATGGATGTTCATCGAAAGGTACTGTAAATAACTTTCTTTTATTAGAACCCCACATGAATGTTCTATTGTCGGAAGATAGTCTTATAATGCCAGCTTCAGTGGCTTTAATGCCCATATCCCTAAGCACTACGTTATCGTCATTTAACAATGAAAGGAATAACATAGGACGCTTTCTCGCAAACACAAGTAAGTCTCTCTTAATTTCTTTAGAGCTCATTTGATTTACTTTAGAACCTACATCTGTACGAACTATAGCCTCAGCTAAATCAATAGCACATCCTCTAGCGGCTATAATAGCGTCTGCCTCTATCTCTAATCTATCGATTTGAGCTTCAGCAAGAGCTTGTGGTTTATGTTCGTAGTAAATTTGATCTCTATGAGGGTGGTACAAAGACAATAGCTTTTGCAACACTGTTTCTTCTTTTGGTACAAATAAAGCTCCGCTTCTAAAAATGATGCTAGATAATCTATGATCACCTTTCATTTCATCAACAAATGAAGTTATCTGATTTGTACAGTATTTTAACTCACGTTGATAACCTTTGCCTTCGTCAAACCAGTAGATGTTACAAGCTTTTAAAGCTCTAGATATAGGTTTGTTTTTACCTTTTAGATAATACATCCTATCTTTAATCTCCCATCCATCAACATTAGGATTCTCAGGTCTATTGAATACTGGTTTTGGTTCTTCGAATTTTTCAATAGATTCTTCAACCACAACCGTATCTTCTACTAGAGGTTCTTCTATAACCTCTTCTTTTTTCTTTTTAGCCATAATATAATATAATAAAAGTTAATATAAAACTACCCCACCCGAAGGTGAGGTAGTTTCGTCAAATATAGTTTACTTCAATAACATGAAGTTGTTTGCTCCTTGAGTAATCAAACAACGCTCAGATAAGAAGTGAAGCTGCATAGCGTCAAGCGCTGAAGTACTAGCTCCAACAGAACCAGTAGTCCATGTCTTCATCTTACGATTGTCAGTTTGAGAAGCTCTGTAACGAACGTGTAGGAAAGGACGCTTAAGGTTCTTACCTAACTGCTGATCATATACAGTAGATGTACCTGCTGGAACGATAACACCGCGAATCGCTTCAGCAGCGTTAGCAGCGTTAATACCTCCACGAGTAGATAGATCATTCAAGTAACGGAAGTCAGACTTGTAGAAGTCGTAAGATCCACGACGGAACCCAGAGAAACCTAGGTTAAGTGCCATGTTCTCATCATTCTCAAATACTCCGTAAGAAGTACCACCGTTACCGTATGAGTTCATACCCGCAAGCATGTCATCAATAGCAAGAGATGTGCCACGGTTAAGGAACATCATGTTCTCTTCAATCGCACCCTGCTTATCAAATTCAGCTAAGATATCATCAAACTCTTGTAAGTTGTAACCTGCAGAGTTTGTTTGAGCTAAACCAGCAGTGATATTACCTCTTTGCTCGATAGCATCAAATAAACCTTGAGTACCAAAACGTACGCCAGAGTCAGTGTCATCAAACGCGTTGTCAATTAAACTTGCAGATGAAACGATACCTGATACAGCACCAGAGTCAGCGACACCGCCAACAGTACCTTCAATCATAGCCATCTCTAAGTAATCGTTGAAACGAGCACGCGTATCAGAAGCAGCCTTTAGGTACCATAAGTAACCTGATTGACCCTCTTCAGAAGCAACCTCAACCCAACCAATACGAGAAGCGTCAGAACCTGATACTTCGTAGAAATCCTTAAGGATTACCGGCTTGTTCATGAAAGACTTGAACTGTGGCTCATTATGTCCTCTTGAGTTTTCTGTTGCAGTAGCAGCAGAGATGTCTGAGTGTAATGAGTAAGCAGTACCTTTCTTAAACTCAGAACCGTAAACCATGATAGTTAACGCTTGAGAAGTTTCTTCAGTAATACTCGCAGCGTTAAGAGATGCAAATCCGTAAGGAGCAACCTCAATTTGGTTGTTCGAACGCACCGCCTCAGTAACGATAGCTTTACATACACCTCCTGCACTAGCAATAACAACTGTATCGTTTACACGAATACCGTGATTTGTAGTTTGAGCGTTACCATCGATATCGTGAGTGATCTCGATAATACCACCTGATACTACATTACCACCAGCAGATTGTCCTGAAAGAACATTACCTTTGTATGAAAGGTGTAGTCTACCTTGCTCAGACCAAACAACTTGGTCAGCCGTCATAGACTCTTCAGCCCCAATTTTAGAAAGAAATCCTGAGATTGTTCTGTTACCGAATACCTCAGCTTCCTTCTCCATTAGATCTGGTAAGTATTGTTGCGCCCAGCCTTGGTTAGCTGCAGACGCTAGATCTAGATAGTTTGAAGTTAGCGTAGTCTGCTGTGAAGCAGGCGTGCTATTCAACAAACCTCCAGCCGTAATGTTTCCATTAGCCATTTTTAATTTGTTTTAAATGTTATTTATTTCCTTTAATTTTGAACTTAAAAGAGGAAGCGTCATCACCTAATACTCGAACTTTATAACCGCTAGCATCTTCGTTGCTGTGCGACGATCTACTCTCGGTGTTTATGTTCTTAGCTTTTGCCATGCTCTCTTTTAGAGCATCAGCTTTACCTTGCTCGTAAAAATGTTGAGCAACAACATCTGGATTCATAGCTGTAAATAAACCTTTGTGATAACCTTTAGCGTCTCTCATCGTATCATCTTTATTCAAAAACTTTTTGAAGAAGTTATTGATGTCGCTTTGGTTATCTTTAATTTCAGTTACATTTCTAACACTCATTCTATAATTCTTTTCTCCAACATTATATTCAAAACCTTTGAAATCGTTGTTGAAAACTTGGTTAGTTTTCTTTTGAAAAATAGTTTTCTGTTTTTCAGCTACTTTTTGAGTTTGCTTTTCCTCTTTATTGTATCTGTTGAAGAAATCAATTGCTTTCTGCTGCTCACCTGTGAGCTTACTTCCAGCTTTAATCTCTTCGTAATATTTAGACTTTTGCCCGTCTAAGTAGGCTTTAGCCTCGGCAACTTGCTCTTTGAGGGCTATTTTTTTTCTTTTTATTTCTTTAGTATCATCTAGATCTTCGTCGTAAGAGAAGTTCTCTTCCATTAGAAAATTTATTTCTTCAGTATCTAAATGAGGTTTTGTGTTCTTGTAGTATTCAAGAAGTGCGTCTTGATCGTCAAGCCCGCTAACATCTCTGTTTAACTGCACGTAATCATGTATATCACCTCCAGTTTCATCCATAAAGTTTATAAGCTTTTGGACATTTTCAGGAAGAGGACTACCTGTAGCTTCAGCTTCATCTATAGCGTCAGATATTTCTTCTTTAAAATCTTGTACTTCTTCCTCAGTTACTTCCTCTAATCCTGATAATTCTGCTTGTACTTCTGCTTGCGGTTGTACTTCTTCTTGTTCTTGTGTGGGCTCGGGACTTTCATCGACTCCAGCCACTCCTGTGTCGTCAGTGTCACCTTCTTCAGTTTCATTGGTTGGTGGGTTTGCTAAATCTACTTTGATAACTTCTGGGTTATCTTTGCTTTGAAATTTTTCTAAATCAAGTTCAGGTGTTTCTTCTACTACCTCTTCTTGTGGTGTTTCATTTTCGACCTCTTGGATTACCTCCTCAAGATCTTTTTGATTTTCATTTTCCATGATAAAATATTATATAATTATTTTCCTATTTGTGGAGTAAAATTACTTACTCCCATTCCGCTTCCAATAGTATCATTACCTGCGGATTCAAATCTTTTACTGTCTATCTTAGCTTTTTCTCTCACATTCTTACCATCTTCTTTCATTTGCTCTAAGTCCTTAGTATCGGAGCGCTCTTGGTTACGAAGTTGTTCGTTAAGATCAAACTCAAATTGCATCAACTCTTTCTTTAGTCTAACCTCCTCTCTTAAGTAAGCTAACTTTGTATCTGATTTAACAGACTCTAGTTGCATGTCTTGTTGAGCTTTTGCCTGATTTTTTTGTATCTCAGCTTGAGCAGAGGCTTGTTGAGTTTGCGCATTTGCTTGTGCTTGCGCTTCCATGTTCTGTTGTTGGATTTTTTGGTCACGCTCTTCTTTTTGCTTACGTTTTATTTTTAATAGTTGATTTGCTAACTTAACATTTCTAACCTCTCTTATGTCTATCGCGTCAGAAAGATCTATTAAACCTTGCGCCAGCGCCGTTTGAATGTTATTCTCAAGCATTTGTTTTTCCTCTTCATCTGGCTCAAGCTCAATGAATATTCCAAAGTCATATAAATACAACTCTGACATCTCCTTAAGAGTGGCTACGTTATGTGACCCAATAGCTTGAACGAAAGCATCTGCAGTCGGTGAGTACTCTAGTATATCAGATATCCTCATAGATAAAGCTTCGCACATCTCAGCTGTTAAAAACATTGATCCAAGTAATATGTGTCTTGTAGCTACATTTGAATTAGCCGCAGCCATCTTCTGTATACCAACTAAAGACTTAGGATCAGGTAGACTAGCGTCTCTTGCTTCGTTAAGTCCAGTTACGTCACGTATCATCTGAAGATAGTAATTGTACGTGGTTATTAAACTACCAATCTTATTTTGCCCAGCACCGTTAGATATCTGCTGAATAGGTATTTTACCTGGATTAGGATCACCATCTTGAGTGAACGACCTACCAATTACACTACCAGTTTGGAAGAACATATTAAGCGCTTCTTGCGGATTGTAATTAGTACCATTGCCTAAATCAACTTCAGCAAGTCCATCAGCATCAAGATATACTCCATCAGGAACCATGCGAGACATAACTTGCTGTAACTTTAAGTGTGTCAACTGAATCATGTCAGCAAATCCAGTGATTCTACCGACTAGAGATTCAATTCTACCCTCATACATCCTAGGCGCTATTAACGAATAATTCATCTTAACTTTATTAAAGTCAGATTTACTACGCATCATGTTTTCACTCTTCTTCCACTTTAGTAGTTTATCTGTCCCTAGAATCATCGCGCCTTCAAACACACACTCTACGGCTCTTTGTAGTTTGCCATATCCACCAGTCTTATTTTCTGGTGGGTTAAATTCATCTGTTTTTTCAATAGCCTTATAGCCACCTGTTTTTGTTTCTTTAATTTTATAAACATCATTCATATGAGTTTTATAATTAAAGTATAATACTTGGACCTTGTTTTTATCGACGTCTTGTATGCGACGCCCTGAAGTATATCTTTTACTAGAATTTTTATGTATTTCCTTTATCTCACTCTCGGTTAACGCATCAAATTCTCTAGCGAGTTCATTGATAGGTATTGTCTTAACTTCTCCTATGTAATATATATCGTCAAAATACGGAGATTCAGTATATGAATAAACTATATTAGCTGGATCTACGTATTCTACAGTAGCTCCTTCGCTCCAATTAAAACTCGTCTTCACACAGCCAATTCCTAGAACAGTGAGATCATATAGCATTCTACGTCTCACGAGATCGTAATTGCTGCCTTCCAATAAAACGTTTATAGCTTGCTCTTCTGCTATTTCTACAGCTTGCTTGTATTCAAGCTGCATGTGAAGTTCTAGTTCTTCTTTAGAGCCAGGTAATTTTTCCGCATCTGATTCTGTTAAATCTACACTTAGTAATCTAGAAGCTTCTTCATTAAACTTCTTACTTTGCATATCGCGCATGATGGATTCCATGTACTTAGTGCGTTTCGATACCCCATATTGATCTTGTGAATAACATTTAACATTGAACATACGTTCAGACATTCCATTCACTACTATATCAACAAACTTAGGTATAATTGGTACGGGTTTCCAGTCAAGATTAAGATATGATAAATCACCGTTAATTGATAATTCGTCTTTGTACTTTTGTATAGGTTGTTCTCCTCTAGCATATAACCTTAATCGTCTAAAATCATTTTGATTACTAGTAAATTTATTATTGAGATTGTCCCTAAACCATTCCTGTTCTATCGCGCGCCCTACCTTAAGTCCATACTCTGAACTCGTTTTCTCTGAATCAGAGACTGCTTGGGAAGGAAAATCAACATATATCGACTCAGCCATTTGTGTTTATTATTTTGGAGTTAAATCCTTTATTATTGTATTTAGATATATTCAAATTCAAAGGTTGTATTTCTATTTTAGCGTTCGGTGTGTATAAGTGCCTGTTGCAAGCCATGATAGCTAAACCAGTGCTTATTGATGCGTCATGTTTAGTTCTCTTGTTTATATCAAATCTAGCCCAGTCATTTAGCGTTTCGTTAAAGTACATAGTACCATAATTACCGTCACCCAAATGACCAACGTGACTCTGTATATACATCTCAATAGCAGCAGCGTGCGCTTGTTTAATATCTTCGCTTGAGTTTGGTATACCACCGACTTCTTTTTCTGCAACCGATAGTTTTTTCCAGGTTTTGTCCGGTCTATTCATACTGTATCCTCTGTATCCTCTACGGCGTAAATAATACAATAGACGAGGTTTATTGTTCTCCGCAAGTAAAGGCATCCCGTAAAAAACTAATGCCATTAGAACGTCCTCAAAGAACATCTCTGCGGTTTGTGGTCTTGCTATGTACTCTAGGAAGAACGTGCTTGAAGGCGCGTCTTCCATGGAGAATTTTGTTAATCCGTGCAAAGCGCCTTTAGAACCGCGGCCATCAACAGTACCACTAATGTCATAGCTGTCGCAACCAAAGGCCCCAACATGCTCATTACCCGGGAATCTAATACCATTTTTTACAAATTGTCTATTTTGTAAGTGTGTCGGAGGCACCCAACTAACTTTAAATCTCCCTGTAGGATCTGGATGAAATACTACTTGAGTATCTTTTATGCCATTCACCCAACCGAAACTTCCAACAGTAGTATGCGCCGCGTGTCTACTCCCTTCGTTATAATCTATCTGTTCGTATATTTTAACTAGATTAAATATACTATTTTTAGTTTCATCTCTAAACGCGTGCTCTTCAGTTCTAGGAAATTGTCTGTAAAACTCGTTTAACGCGTCTTGATCATCACGCAGTCCTTCCGCTTCGTTTTCCCAGTTGGTTACTACACCTACATCTATTAATTCACCGTCTGGTCCCAGTCGTTCTCCATCACTTGGATTATCAAATACTGGAAGTCCGTATTCGTCAATAAATCCTTCATAGTTCCATTCCATTGGGACAAAGAGAGAATAAAGCCCAGACTTCGTTTGTCCATTAGCATTTCGTCTTGATACGTCAGAATCATAGTATAGCTTTTTAAAATTATCTCCACCCTTATCTAATGCGTTGCTGGTTGAACCCATCATGCACTTACCAACGATTCTACTACCTAACCTTAAACAGGTTTTAGTAACTCGCCAGTTGTTTAGTATATTATCAGGTCTCTCCCACTTACCACTCTCGTCGTGTACTAGTAAATTTAATTTTTCACCATCGTAACTATTATCACCAGTATTTTTCCAGTCAATCGTAGTGTCTAGACCTGCTATCTCTTCCAGCCGCTCGTTACTCTGTATTTTCTTACGAGTAAACTTACTAGCTGGAACCCTATATGCTAACTCCGATTTAGGACGATCCATACCATCTTGTATCGGTTTAAAGAAAAACGGATAGTTAATACTTATAGGTACTACCTTATCCGTAAACATTTTCTTCGCATCGGCACCAGACTTAGACAAGATCCCATATCTACTATCACTTGATATAGTGGCTAAGTTAACTGTTTCTGCTGAACTCATAAAAGAGAATCCCGAACGACGATTCTTAAGGTAGCACATTCCGTAGCATCTCTTGTCGGCTTTACAAGCCTCCCAAAATATATAGAATAGTCTATTGGCTTCTCTAAAGTCTGGTGCACCAACGTCAATTTTACTCCATTGTAGGTACATATAATGCGTACCTGTAATCCAAGTAGGTACTCCATTGTTAGTAAACCAGAACCCTTCTTCTCTTCGCTTGAATTCTTCGTCAATATAGTCGTACCACTTGTCTTTTTGTTCGTCTGGATAGGTCTTCCAATCAAATATATTTTTAATACGCTTGAGCTCTTTAGGATACTCGGCTTTAACCCATTTGTTCTTCTCGTGCTTAAACACGTCCTTTGGAGCTCTAGGTAAAGCTATCTTCAATCCTTGTATATCATATATATCGCCTATAACTCCGTTACGTGAAAGAACAACTATATCGTGTTCTTTATTATAACCATAGTTCCACTTCTTACCTCTGTTTAATCTAGTAATAGTAGTTTTCTTTATAGGCTCTATTATTTTGTATAACGTTTGCTCGTACATTATTTAGATCTACCTTCAGCAAAACCCTTAAATACCCTCTCTTTCTTTTCTTCAGGTGCTCGACCTTCTAAAAGATTTTCTTCTTCTTGGATTCTGTTTAATATCTCGAAGGCGTCGAAGATCGCAAGTTTTTTCGTGGCAGCGGCATTCTTGAGTCTGTCAGCTGATATGTCATCATCTGAATCAACAATAGCTTCTTTAGCTACTTTGATTAATTCCTCAACCGCTTTATGCCCAGCTTGGATTATACTCTTCTTCGTCTCCTTGATATTCATATTTAATTGTAATAAATTTAGATAAAACCCTATACATTCTTTTGCCGTCAACCACGAATTCAAATTCGCTATTTGGTCTAAAACCAACTAAATCTCCAACGTTAACTGTGCCGTCTGAATACTTAACGATTCCTACTAACGGACGTTCCATATCTAACGTTAGATGACAACCGTCTTTTATCGGTTGCACGAAACAATATCCGTCAGGGCATGTCCATTCTTTATCTTTCTTATATAAATATATTTGATCTGGTGATACTAGATATTCATTCTCAGAAAGAAATGATCTACTGTTTTTCTCTTTGCCTTTTACATTATGCCATCTTCTAAAAACATTGTGATGTAATACAATAATGTCTCCGACTTTTATTTCAGAATCACAGATTCTAGGTATGGATGTAACTCTTGCTTCTCTATTAATATATTGATGATTAAAAATCTCTGTATTTAAAATCAACTCTTTATCATCAAACTTTACCGTGTTATTATATCTTCCTCCTAAAGGTTCAACAATATACTCGTATAGCGATTGCATTAGTATTCTAGGTTATATTCTACAGATATAGCCATGTTCTTATTAAAGTCTTTCCAAGGTATGACGTTTTTATCTTTGCGAATATAAACAGAGTATTTGTCTGACTCTTCTAATATATCGCAGATAGTATGGCCGCCGTATACTTCTTGCCCAACAGAATAATGCATAGCATCATTTTTATAGTCCTTACCAATAGTAATTTTACGAATTAGCTGACTCATCATCTTTGTAATTTATAGTACCATCTTGGATATTAATATCATTGGTACCATACTCTTCTTCGAAAGCTTTTTGCATTTCAGCAAGTTTATCATTACCATCGAACAAAGCGTGCATAGCATTGTGCTTTTGTACCTCCATAACTCCAATATCAAATTGAAGCTTATTGATAGCTGCTACTAAGTTTTGTAGCTCTTTTAACTGCTCGTCTTTAATAGCTGCAGCTCGAAGGTCTTTAGCCTTCATTTTCTTTTTTCCTCCCATAATTAAATTGTATTAAATTAAAATTGTTTATCCTAAATACCACTTACTAGATGGATCTCTAGTCATGGCTTCAAATTCCTCTTTTGCGTACGAAGTTTTGTCATTGAAAAACTCCGGAATATTATCATCAGTAAACATAAACGCTAATTCATGTGGTTCTGATTTTGTTATAGTAGAAAAGCAAACAAGTGAGTCGTAATCTAAGGTGCTTGCTTCGTTTTTAGTTATGATTTTATATATTGCCATTATGTTGCTGATTCTGTTGAGAAGTTACCTCCTACTGCATTACTAGTTCCATGCGAATCTGTTATACAGCCTGAGTCGTAGGTTCCATTAAATTTATAATAAAGGACTACATCACCAGAGTTATCATAATCACCAGAGTTAGCTAGTAGGTTAATAGGTGTACCACTGTTATATATAGCCGTAATAGCGTCGTCGTCTAAAGCGGCCGAGTGCAAACAGAAGTCATCCATGAACTCGTCTTCTCTCATTCCCTTCTCTGCTCCTGCTGCAGGTCCAGTTGCTCCACTTGTTGCAGCACCAATTCGTATACTGGTGTCTGCCACATAGTTTGCGTGGTTAGCTTCCGTAATAGTGGCTATCATAGTAGGAGATGAGCCAGAACCGTTTTTGTACACCTTAAACGTAGTGTTGCCGCTACCAGATAATGACGCTGTTACAGCGAAATGAGTCCAGTCTTGCGCTCCGTCTGACATTCCGGCGAGTCCTGCAACTCCAAAAGCAAGGTCACTATTCCCGCCTTTAAAAAGGAAATATATAACACCTAAGTTAGTTATAATAAACTCACACTGACCATTCGTGCCAGCTGCGCCAGAGACGTAATGTTTGTTAGTTAGCCCATCAGGCGCAACCGATTGACCATCTGTCATCTTTAGCCAAAAGGATATAGTGAATTCTCCGGTGTACGGCGCGTTGTTAGAGTACTGAGTGTCAAAAATTTTGCCGCCTGTTAAGCTGCCGTAATTAGACTCTAAGGCATTATAACCTTGATATCCTACAAGCGAACTTGATCCTAATCCTAACATTATCCAAAGTAAACTATAGCACGCCCACCATCTAAATTCATAGAACTCCATCTACCGTAGATAGTAACTCCTTTAGGTATCTGGTCACTGGCATCCATTTCTAAACCACCAACACCTTGACCACGCTCTGAATAAAAATAGCATGGTTCGTTTGCTCCATCTGCTTTATTAGCATTTACAGCAGCAGTAGCACCTTTAGCGGGATCACTTCCAGGAATAAGATTTTTCTTGGTAAGAGTTATATTTGCTCCATCTATAGCTTTTACCATATATGGATTAGCCTCATTATAAGGTATCATCGTTCCAGTTGTATGCACATACATACCAACTTTTATAGCTGAGTTTGCTGCAGCCAATGTTATAACGCCCGCGTCATTACCGCCATTATCATTATGTGGATCAGCGTCTGTTATTTCTCCGTCAACGTGACCACCAGCTCCTTCTGTAGTAACAAATCTAGATACAGAAACGCTACCAGGGTTATCTGTATTTAATTCACCAACTAAACCTCCAGATGCGTCAAATGTTAAGTCCGCTAAAGCCGTGATAGCAACAATTGCCATGCCCCTAGGTGGATACAGTGTATTTGAAGTGTTGTCTGTTATAGCACTACCGTTTTGACCAAAACCATATGCTACTTCATCTGATCTATTTTTCATTTTATTTTTTTACTTTTTCTAGTGATCTACCACCGAAGTACGCACCGATCACGGTTATTAATACTAATTGAAGAAGGTCCACATATGAATCCTTCACGTTAAAATTGATTGCACCAGCATCAATAAAGATCAATAGCATCGTGCATACTATTAAGAACACAAGGGTTAATGGCCTTACGTTCTTTGAAAGCCATGAATCAGATTTAAGATCTGCCTCCCATCGAGATGTAATATTCTTTTCCATCTCAATCTCGTAATTGGCTACTAACTCTTTTACTTTTCTTTCAGCTTCAAGCTTTTCATCTTTGGATGTAGTTAGATTATCTAGTACTCCACCTACGCCCTTAACGAGCTCAGTAGCTCCACTAGAAAATATTTTACTTAAAACATTCATTATTTGCCGCCTCGAGCTTCAGCTTCTATCTCTGCTTTCATTTTAGCAATCTCTGCAGCTGTTGGTTGATTTTTATTTTTACCTCCACCTGGAGAAGCTTTATCAGTTATTTTCCACCTTTGTTGTAACTCTCTAAGAGATGGGCCCGTGTAACCTTCTTTGCCAAAGTCTGGTGGAAAATCGCCTTTGATTCTATTTACCTGCTGTTCATCAGTCTCATTCTTTCCGCTCTTACGAACATCGCGTCGAGCATCCTTTTTGACAGCTTTCTTCGCTTGGCGGTTTCTAATACGATCAGCTCTCCTAGCAGAGATGTCTTTTTCACGTACTGTTTCCCCGTGTTTATTCTTTACAACTAGCGTGTCTTTCTGCTTATTAGATCCATCAGGATTTTGCATAGTCTCGTAGTCATCTCGCTTTTCTACAGTTCTAGTTCTTTTTTGAAACGCTGAACTATTAGGTCTGCCATCTGACTTTGACGTGTTGTCCATGTTTCTATTAAGCTTTAGGTTCCCATAGAACTCAGAGCCTTTCATTTTAAATGCCATGCTATTTTTTATTTGCGAATTTTTCTACACCACTGATACCAAACGATCCTAACACTACCCATACAAAAGAGTTGTATACAAATTCATTAATTACTAAATCTTTACCTATTGCCCCAGATACAGTATCCACAAGCATCACCATTACCATAAGGGCAAAGGCTACAAACCCAACTATTGCTTTTTCGTTCCATTCGTTATTGTCTTTAAATATTTCAAACATTTTTTTCTGCTTTAATTGCGGCTTTTTCCCAAGGTAGATTAGGATCACCTTCATTATACCACTTGCCGTTGTATTGGATTTTACCGTCTCTCCTTGGGTATGTCGACTTATTCCATCTTACAAAATCATCACCATACGCAGCTTTACCGCTTTTCATATCTTTAATATGCTGCATTTCGTGTGCAATGATTTGCTTACCTTTTTTAGAACTTACATCAACTGAATGATCCACAAATATACTACCGTCTTTATTAGCTTCAGCTTTTACACCTGGATCTAGTTTTTTCTTATATATTGGCGTATTACTTGAATCTTTGTGTTCTCTTGATTCGCTACCTAATCTAAAAGCCATTATCTATCTTTATCTTTAATCATATCGTCTATAGCCTTGTTATAGACTTTATCCGTGTATGATTTGTTGTTGTAAAAAATACTTCGCTCAGAAGTTGGCATATCCTCTTCGCCTAGTAAAATGCGGTATATTCTACTAACTAACTGGGAGCATTTGAATGAAGTTTTAAATATAGAGTATTTAATACTCTTTCTATTTCTATGTCGCCAAACTTCTATCCATCCAGCTGATCGGAGTTTCTCCCACCTTTTCTTATCCCAAGAATATGTGTAAGCACCCTCGATAAATTCGTTTCGGGTAAATCTACCCTTATGATCTAGATATATAAGTAGTTCTAGATCAGCATCAGTTAATCCATAAGTCTTACAGGCCCACTTACGCGTGAGCCTGTAGTACTTAAGGATATTCATATCACGCAGATCCTGCGCTGTTAATCGCATAGATTATCCAGCGTTGATTACTGCGATTGAAGATGGGTTACCATCTACAGTTAATGTTGCATCAACGTGCCAAGCCGTAGCGTCTACACACATTAGCTCTACAACGTCGCCAGCTTTACCACCTAATGTAGTAGTATCGTGGTCAAAGTCTAGATTGTCATAGCTTGTAACAGTACCAATAGCCGTAGCGTGAGTAATATTTTGACTAGCACACTTGTTGTCTGTAGAACTTACAACCTCAATGCTTCCAAAGAAACAATCACCAGTACCAGCTACGATTGTACAAGCAGCATCAGTATCTTGTAAGAACATGATCCTGTAATTTAAACCAGCAGCTGCTGTAGGTAGAGTGATTACCTTAGTAGCGTGGTTTAAAACTACAAAAGCTCCAGACTCTCCAGATGTAAGTGTTCTATCGTCAGTTAAAGTAATAACATTACTAGCAACTCCGTTAGCAGCTAATTCAATAGAAGTAACACCAGTGCTTGTAGAGATATTGTCGTTACAAGAAACTTTACCGAAGTCATCAGCGACAACTACTGTTGAACCTGGCTTACCGCTAGCAAATGAAGATGCGATAGCCATCATAGCTTCTTTTTCTTTACCATCTGATGCAGCTAAAGTAATTTTGTCATACGCACCTCCTGTTTCTGTTGTTGAAGATATCGCTGACTCGAAATATAAAACTACAGCGCCAGACGACTCGTTGGTCATGCCTCTGAAGTTTGATATTGTATTCATATACGCGTCATCCTCAGCGTTACGAATGTAAATAAATCTTTCCATTTTGTTTTTTTTTAAAGATTAGTTAATTGTTTAAATGTTTACCGTTTAAAGTTTATAGTTTGAGGTTTAGGTCTAATATATATATTACACGTTTAGTAAAGTAATTACTCTACTAAAACAACATCCCTTGCTCGAATCACGTAGTACATTGTGCTTTCCCAAGTTATACCATGACCAGCGTGTTTGTCGTAATATATAATATCGTTATCCTTTAAGCCTTCAACTAGATTACCTGTAGAAATAATCTTGGCTTTAATATATCTGTTGTTTTCGTCTAGCTCTTCCGTGAGAAGTAAGCCACCAACTTTTTTAGGCCCTGCTTTCTCAGCGTCTACAATTATGTAATCATTAATAGCCTTCATCTGCTCTAGCGTTTGAAATTACACAATCTGCTGATATAATAGTTGATACTACTGATACAGCGTTTTTCAGCGCCGATTTTGTTACCAAAACCGGATCTACTACTCCAGCCTCGATCATATCGGTACATTCACCAGATATAACATCTATACCGCAGTAATCCTCTCCTTCACACTTAATATCACTAAGGCCAGCATTATCTAGGATAGTCATCATCGGAGACTTAATAGCCTCAAGGAGTATCTCCTCACCCACGCTAGTGGGTTTAATTTTTTTAGAAGCCCACCACAATGCGGATCCTCCACCAGGTATAATGCCTTCTCGTAAAGCCGCTTTGGTAGCGTAGATAGCATCTTCTACCCTATCTTTCTTTTCTTTAAGTTCTACTTTTGACCCAGCGCCTACCTGAATAATGCCTACAGAACCTGACAGCATTGCCAAGCGTTCTTCAAGTTTCTTTTTCATAAAACCGTCTTTCTCTTCTGATATTCTAGTGGTAACAGTTTTAATGCGATCATTAATTTCATCTGTCACCTCTTCAAGCGTTATAACGGTATTAGCATCGCTAGTTACACAGTACTCAGCTTCACCAAGATGCTCTACTGTAATAAGATCTAAATCATCGCCTAGTTCTTCATTAATAACGGTAGTGCCGGTCATAATAGCTAAATCCTCTGTAGCGTCTTTCTTAGTAGGACCAAAGCCTGGTAAGTCCACAATATTAACTTTAATATTACCTTTTACCTTATTCATCATAAGAGCAGACTTAACACTTGGTGCTACTGGGGCCACAATAAGTAAGGAGCGCCCTTTTTTAATGACGTGTTCTAGTACATTTTGTATTTTACGTACATTAGGAATTTCACTAGTCACTATGAGTACATAAGGATTATCTAGTTCCGCTAGATGTTTATCAGTGTTAGTGACGAAGTGCGGCGACGTAAGCCCGCAATCAAACTGCACCCCGTCAACTAACTCCACATGCGTTTCATCGGTGTCACCTTCCTCCATAAGTACGACACCATCCTTACCTACTTTTTGGTAAGCTTCAGCAATAATGCATCCAAGGGCTTTATCATTATTGCAACTAATCGCGCTAACAGCGCTAAGCATGTTCCCTTCAACTTCAATAGCCCTGTCTTCAAGATGTTGTACAACTTTCTCCAAGCCTGAACTAATACCTGCTTTGATTTCTCTAATAGATTCATCAGCGTATTTTTCTTTGTTTACTTCTTTAAGCAGTGCTTCAGCAAGGACAGTAGCCGTAGTGGTACCGTCACCTGCTTCTTTCACCGTGTTGTTAGCTGCCTCCTTAATTAAGGTGGCACCTATGTTTTCGACCGGATCATATAAGACTACGCTTTGGGCAACGGTTACTCCGTCTTTTGTTATGACCGGCTTGCCGCGAGCATCTTCATAAATGACGCATTTACCCGACGCGCCTAATGTGCTTTTTACGGCTTGTGCTAGCTTATGTACGCCAGCAATTACTTTTTCTTTAGCGGTTTGACCAAAGTCTAAACGTTTGATCAACTCACTAGGTAAGTTGTATTCCATGAATTATAGTAAATTAAATTAAATTATAGTGTTGTGGTTTATTTTCTTAACTGTTCTTTTCGCCCTTTATGATAAGCATCAAAATCAGCCTCCTGTCCAGTACCCTCGACGTGCTTACGCTCCTCTGCCACTGATTCATCTTGTTCAAATCCCATTTGGTAATCTGTTTTACCCATTTCAGACTTCTCAGTTCCAAGCAAGGGTTCTAGGTTTTTAAGTGCCTTCTTTTGAGCATAGATATCTCCAATGCCACTTTTAAACGGTGATTTCCCACAGAATTTTTTTGCAAATTTACTGCTGTTAGTGTATGCCATAATAGTTTTAGAATGTTTTTACCACTTTAGGCCCTTTTGTAGCCTCTAATTTCTTTGCGAAGTAATCAACACTGCCGTCAATCGCAGATTCCGCGCCTTCTAGCGTTTCTCTACGAGTGACAGCGTGCCAATTATCGTCTTCTTTAGGGTTTGATACTTCCGTTTGGTAGTATCCGTTTGGTAATTGGGTGATTCGCCAATTAGATTTTGCGGACATGTGTGCCCAATCTGCGATCTCTTGTTTATTAGGTTTCGCTGTGTGCGTCGTACTCGACGTCTTATAGTACAAATATGTCATGATTTATGGTTTTTAGGTTATATTTGTGGTATAGGGAGTTTCCCTATGAGTAATCTACGTCAACCTTTCTTCCGAAAAGTTGTCCTTTTTTCCTTTCTTTAGTTTTAGAAGTACCAGCCTTCTTCCCTGTAGTGTAGTGTTTAGTCTTAGTCACTGTTCCTGCAGCGTCTTTTGTCTTATGTACTTGAGTTGCTCTGTTTCCTTTTGCTCCTTTAACAGCCATTTTAGACTTAGCTCCAGTTGCTCTATCTTTTGTCTTTGAAACTGAACGGCCACCTGGCTTTCTTGCCGACTTAGTCTTTGTAACCTTATCATCTCTCTTACTATCGGTACCCTTAGAGTAAGTAGTCTTAGACCTTCTCTTTGCGTCTCCGCTCTTCTTGTATCTCTGAGTAGTTTCTTTCATACCTAGACCAGAAGAACCAGTTTGAGTCTTTGCATCGTATGTACTAAGATTCTCTTGATCTACTGTTTTTCTAAGTCGACCTTTTCTATCTACTGTAGCCGAATCTTTTTCGCCTCGAGCGCTTGTTTCTGTAGCGGTAACTCTACCACCTTTCTTCTCAACATCAACCTTAGGTGCTGGTTTTGCAGGTTGACCACCTTGTGCTGGCTTAGCCGCAGGAACATCCCACTTACCAGTTTTTGCGTGCTCTGTTTTTTGACGCTTAGCTTCAGCAATGTAATCGCCTTCTGACATGCCACCGTATTGGTCCATGTCTCTTGATGCGTATGCTTCTTTCCATGTTTTCGTCATTGGAGAAGCTTTCTTTAGTGCCGACTTATGTGCCGACGTCCCGTAATGCATTGGGGACCCATTCATTTTAAATGCCATAATTAATTAATTGTTTGTTTATATATATATATTAAGCTTTATCAAATAACCAGTACTCTAATGTAGCTGCTCCGCTAGAATCGCCAATAATTCTTAAGGCGTAGTCATAAGGGAAGAAACAAAATTCTCCTGGTTGAAGTGTAAAAAGTCTTACTGCGTTAGCGGTGTCGTCATCATACGATGCTCCGTCGTTAGTTCCATCTATATCTTTAGCAACATCATCGTCAGCACCAACACCAATAAATACGTTATTAGCAGCTCCTACATTCTTCATGTATAACCAAGCTCCTACGCTACCAGCCGTTTCTGCGTTGTTACCGTACTTACTAAGAGCTCCGTCAAACAATATAACGTGTGATGCGTCATTTGCAAACACGTATGTTTGAGATTCTACATGCCCTGCTATAGTTAGTTTGTCTGATGTTGAAAGGTTTAGAGCTATACTTAGTGGCCCTGGATCCGTGGTAGCTGTATTCGCATTTGACGTAATTGTTAACGTCGGACTTATATACTTGCTCATTTTTTAAATCGATTTTTTTATGTACGTACTTTATACTCCTTATAGTTACATAGTAAAGTGATTATTTAAAAAGTGTGACATAAGCCTACTACTAGGTTACTATTAACTACCTATTGTCACTAAAAAAGCACATTATAAATATAGGGCTACCGCGTTCCCCCTAGGCCCCCCCCCCGGCCCCCCCCCCAGAAAAGCCCTACTTTTAGCCCCCCCCCCCCCTCTCCTCCCCCCCCTCTCCCCTACAACCCAAAACACCCAAAAAAAAAAAAT